AAAAAGGTGGCGCAGCTCATATCCTTGCGAGATGAGATCAACCGCCGCATTGATACGATTACTAACCCGGAGGAACAGCTGGTGCTGCGCTACCGGTACGTCGACAACTGCACATGGGAAGAAATCGAAAGCCTGATGAATGTGTCGGAACGGACGGTCTTCCGCATCCATGGCAGCGCTCTGCAGCATTTCCCCGTGCCGGATAAAAGTTGACAGCCTTTGGCAGTGTTTGGCAGTGAATGGCAGTACCCGCCTGTGATATAACTACAATAGAAAAACAGAATGAAAAGCGGCACAGCCGCATTGAGCCTCGGAAGGTTAATCCTTTCGGGGCTTTTCTTATGTTATGCCAGGAAGGAGGCGGCAAGCCATGCCAAGAAAACCGAAACGCCCCTGCCGCTATCCCGGCTGTCCGAACCTCTGCGAGGACGGTGAACAGTACTGCGACAAGCACAAGGCTTTGATGGAAAAGCACTACGAGAAGTTCACGCGTGGCTACTCTACCGGCAAACGATACGGCAGAGCGTGGCAGCGCATCCGCACGCGTTACGTCCACAAGCATCCCCTCTGCGAGGAGTGCCTGAAGCACGGACGATATGTTGCGGTTGAGGAAGTACACCACATCGTTCCTCTCTCCGAAGGCGGAACGAACGACGAGTCGAACCTCATGAGTCTTTGTCGCTCCTGCCACGAGAAGATCCACAAGGAACGCGGCGACAGATAAATCTTTGCGACGACGAGGTAGGGGCGGTCAAAATCTCTGTTGCCTTCGCCTGCGGAAAACGGCGCGGGGTCTTCTGTGCGAAAAAAGCGAAAACAAACGAGGAATAGCCCCAAGCGGGCTTTGAAGGAGTGAATTTATATGGCGAAAGACGGAACTGCCAGAGGCGGTCAACGTTTCGGGCAGGGACGCCCGAGCAAAGCAATCAAGGAAAAAATCGATGCGGGAAATCCCGGCGGCAGGAAACTGCAGATCATGGACCTTCCCGAACCTCCGGACATGGAGGGCCGCGAAGCGCCGGACCCGCGCGACTATATGCTCGAAAAACAGCAAAGCGGCATCGATTTGTGTGCGGCGGACGTGTTCAAGGAAACCTGGGAGTGGCTTGCGAGCCTTGGCTGCGAGAAGCTCGTCTCCCGACAGCTCATCGACCAGTACGCAATGAGCGTCGCGAGGTGGATTCAGTGCGAGCATGCGATCTCCCGCTACTCGATGCTCTCGAAGCATCCGACCAGTGGAAAGCCCATCGCGTCTCCGTTCGTCACGATGTCGCAGAACTACATGAAACAGACGAACCAGCTCTGGTATCAGATCTATCAGGTTGTGAAAGAAAACTGTCTGACGGATTACAACGGTGCGGATGTGCAGGACGACGTAATGGAACGCCTGCTCCGCGCAAGGAAGGGACTATAAGATATGAACACAAAAAGACTGGAACAGGTGCCGATCGACAAGCTGGTGCCTTACGCAAGAAATGCAAGAACACACTCAAAGGAGCAGATCGCGCAGCTCCGTGCGTCCCTCCGCGAATTCGGATTCGTATCTCCGGCGGTCATCGATCAGGATTACAACATCCTCGTCGGACACGGAAGGATCATGGCTGCACGCGAGGAAGGTTACGAAACTGTGCCCTGCGTGTTTGCCGAAGACCTCACCGAAGCACAGAAACGCGCGTACATCCTCGCTGACAACCAGCTCGCATTAAACGCCGGATGGGACGAGGAGATGCTATCCGTTGAACTATCCGATCTGCAGGATCAATCATTCGACCTGTCACTTCTTGGCTTTGACGACAAGGAGCTCGAGAAACTCTTAAACGGAAGTGATAACAATACCATCGAGGACGATGACTTCGACCTGACTGCCGCTTTGGAAAAAGCCTCGTTCGTGGAACCCGGCGACATCTGGACGGTCGGCAGGCACCGTCTGATGTGCGGTGACGCAACGAAGCCCGAAGATGTAACTACACTAATGGACGGCAAACGCGCCAACCTCGTCCTTACTGACCCGCCTTACGGCGTCTCATTCAAGGCGTCCGACGGGCTGACCATTCAGAACGACAGTCTCAAGGGAGAGGAATTCTACAACTTTCTGCTCTCCGCATTCAAAAACATGGCGGATCACCTCGAGAAAGGCGGTGCTGCCTATTGCTTCCACGCCGACACGGAAGGTCTCACATTCCGGCGTGCGTTCGTCGACGCGGGATTTCATCTCGCAGGCGTGTGTATCTGGGTGAAGAACTCTCTCGTGCTCGGCCGCTCCGACTATCAATGGCAGCATGAACCGATCCTGTACGGATTTCTTCAGAACGGCAAGCACCCGTGGTACGCCGGACGCTCCGAAACGACGATCTGGAATTTCGACAAGCCAAAGCGCAACAAGGATCATCCGACCAGCAAGCCGCTCGACCTGCTCGGTTATCCGATTTCAAACTCCACACAGGAGAACGCTATCGTTCTCGACACCTTCGGCGGTTCCGGCTCAACCCTCATGGCGTGTGAGCAGCTGAACCGCACCTGCATGACGATGGAGCTTGATCCGAAATATGCCTCGGTTATCCTCCGTCGCTATGTGGAAGATACCGGTGATTCGGAAAATGTGTATGTCGTCCGGGACGGCAAAAAGCTCCTGTATTCTGACCTTGTGAAGGAAGTCGAGCTTCCGGACGCAGGCTGATTTCTTTGTGTACTAAGCACAGTTTCAGCCAAGGATAATCGGAAAATTTTTTACGTGAGAAATACCCCTGATTCGCTTGCTATTACACCCGGAAAGAGTGATGTATAGACATGCCAAAAGGCAAACAACCACAACGAAAACGGAGGTAAACACAATGCGAATCAATTACAACGTAACAGGAGCAAGGCGCAAGGAACTGGTCAAGGTTATTTCGGATACTACCGGAGTCAAGGCGGAATACAAATTCATGCCGACCTGCAATTTTGAAATCGGAGATCTGACCGTCACCAAGAACGGCACACTTGAATGGGATGAGCGCACTGCACCGGAAACCATCAGCCGGATCACCGAAGCACTCACAGAGGCAGGCTTCACACAGGAACCCGATGCAACGGCGGAACCCGAAATCGAGGAAGAACCTGCAGACGCAGAAGAAAGCACGACAGAGTCCGAAGAAACCGGTCTTACGGTTGAGATTCCGTCAGACAAGGCAGCGGTCGGAAACCTGACGAACATCCTCGAAGCCAAAGGCAGCCTCATTAAAAAGGCGCTCGGCGTGGACGACCTGCGATTCGAGATCAAGGACGACCGCATCGCCTTCCCTTGGTTCAAGGAACTGCCGGAACCGGACGAGGCAAAAGCCTACACTGAGTTCATTTCCCTGCTCTGCAAGCTCTCGAAGGAACTCAAGCGCACCAGCAGCAAAGAGACGCCGGTCACAAACGAAAAATACGCCTTCCGCTGCTTCCTGCTCCGCCTCGGATTCATCGGCTCCGAGTACAAGGGAAGCCGCAAGATCCTTCTGCGGAACCTCTCCGGAAATTCCAGCTGGAAGAATGGCGCGCCGGAAAAGGACTCGGATGAGGAGGTGCAGGCATGAGGATGATCAGACCGGAGCAGCTTGAACTGCTCCGCAGAACCTACCCGAACGGCACCCGCGTCGAGCTCGTGCGGATGGATGATGTGCAGGCCCCGCCCATCGGAACAAAAGGAACCGTCTACGGCATCGACGATACCGGCAGCCTGCTCATCCACTGGGACAACGGCAGCGGCCTGAACGTAATCTACGGCGAAGACATCGTGCGAAAGGTCGGTGAGTGACATGACGGAAACCATCAAGGAACAGATCCTCGAAATCCGCGACACTGGTCTTACGAACATGTTCGACCTGCCCTGCGTGCAGCGGCTCGCGTTTGACCGCGGATACTACGAGCTGGTCCTCTTCATCGAGGAGCACCGTGACGAATACGTCCGCTTCATCATGACCGGGGAATCCTGATTTTCCGGACACAGAAAGTTATCAATTTCTCTTGAAAAATTGACTTGCTATCTGTGCCGGACAGAGTGATATATAGACACACCGGAAGGGAAAACCACAGAGAATCAGGAGGAAACAGACATGAAGTACACAGTTGAAGCCATCGAAAACGCAAAGCCGGGAATGAAATGGGAAGACATCGGATGCCACTGGACGCTCGGACAGGCATATCTTTACAGCAAGGAAGCAGGAAACGACCTGCCGAACTTCGCCGAGGTCATCTGGGACGACGACATCGAAACGATCCTTGCCGACTGCAGGAAGCTCGGCATCAAGGAATTCACGATCAGTTCCACCTTTTCAAGCCTTATCGAAACCATCGCCCGCTTTGAGGAACTCGGCTGCACACTGGACGGGATTGTCAAGATCAAAGAACGCTATACCCACTTTGGTAGCAAGGAGCGCGCACTGATCCCGGCCTTCAAGATGACCATCAAGGAAGCATAACCGATTGACGCAGTTACACAATCCACCCCGCGGGAACTTCCCGGAAGATTGTCACATATATTCCTTGAAATGACTTGCTATTACAGGCGTTCAGAGTGATATATGTACGTACCGAAAGGGAAAACAAAGCGAACGGAGGACAAGACCATGTGGGAAAAAGGAACACTTCTGATCGAAGGAACAAGCGTTAAATACTGGGTAAAGCATTACGAGGAGCCTTCCGAAGAATACGGAATCGACGGAGGACGCATTTCGAAGATGGAGCTTCGGGTAAACGGCAAGGTCACCTTAAACTACGACCGCGGCTGGGACATCGAACCGGAAGATGAAGCAAGCCAGCTCGCTTACGCAGCTCTTCTGAAACAGTACAACTAAGAAACACATGAATTTGAACATTCCGAAAGCAGAGCCGACAAAGGCTCTTGCTCTCGTACTGAAATAGATTTTTTTGCAGATCGCTTCGGCGGTCTTTTCTTTTGCCCTGAAAGGAGGCGGGCGCTCATTGGCCATGCGGAAACTGAAAGATTACAAGACGACGCGTTTCATGGAACCGACCTCCCACTACGACGAGGCGCTCGCGGACTACGCGGTGCTCTTTATCGAGCAGCTCTGCCATACCAAGGGAACCTGGGCGGGAAAACCGTTCGAGCTCATCGACTGGCAGGAGCAGATCGTCCGCGACCTCTTCGGTGTGATCAAAGAAAACGGATACCGTCAGTTCAACACCGCTTATGTGGAAATCCCTAAGAAGCAGGGAAAATCGGAGCTTGCCGCTGCAATCGCACTGCTTCTTACCTGCGGAGATAACGAGGAACGCGCCGAAGTATACGGCTGCGCGGCCGACCGGAATCAGGCCAAGATCGTGTTCGACGTCGCGGTCGACATGGTCCGCTTCTGCCCGGCGCTCTCAAAGCGCGTAAAGATCCTTGAATCGCAGAAGCGGCTCGAATACCTGCCGACGCACAGCTTCTATCAGGTGCTGTCTGCGGATGTCGCGAATAAACACGGATTCAATACCCACGGCGTCATCTTCGATGAGCTGCACACGCAGCCGAACCGGAAACTGTTCGACGTTATGACGAAAGGTTCCGGCGACGCGAGGATGCAGCCGCTGTTCTTCCTCATCACCACCGCCGGAAACGACACGCATTCGATCTGCTACGAGCAGCACGAAAAGGCGCTCGACATCATGAGCGGCAGAAAACATGACCCGACGTTCTACCCGGTCATCTTCGGAGCGGACGAATCCGAGGACTGGACCGACCCGGAAGTCTGGAAGAGAGCGAACCCGAGTCTCGGCATCACGGTCGGAATCGACAAGGTCAAAGCTGCCTGCGAGTCCGCAAAGCAAAACCCCGGTGAAGAGAACGCCTTCCGTCAGCTCCGCCTCAACCAGTGGGTGAAACAGTCCGTGCGCTGGATGCCGATGGACAAGTGGGACGCCTGTGCCTTTCCGGTAAACGAAGACGACCTCGAGGGAAAAGTCTGCTACGGCGGTCTCGACCTGTCCAGCACGACAGACATCACCGCTTTCGTTCTCGTCTTCCCTCCTGAAGATGAAGACGGCAAATATGTAATCCTCCCTTATTTCTGGGTACCGGAGGACACGCTTGACCTCAGAGTCCGGCGCGACCACGTTCCCTACGATCTCTGGGAGAAACAGGGCGTGCTGCAGACCACGGAGGGAAACGTCATCCATTACGGCTATATCGAGAAGTTCATAGAACGATTAGGCGAGCGCTTTAACATCCGCGAGATCGCATTCGACCGCTGGGGAGCCGTCCAGATGGTACAGAACTTAGAGGGCATGGGCTTCACCGTCGTTCCGTTCGGTCAGGGCTTCAAGGACATGAGTCCGCCCACCAAAGAACTGATGAAGCTCGTACTGGAAAAAAGGATCGCCCACGGCGGGCATCCGGTGCTCCGCTGGATGATGGACAACATCTATATCCGAACGGACCCGGCGGGGAACATCAAAGCCGATAAAGAGAAATCCACGGAGAAGATCGACGGCGCGATCGCTGCCATCATGGCTCTTGACCGTGCGATCCGCTGCGGGAACGACAACACCGAGTCGGTTTATGACAGCCGCGGCATCCTGTTCATCTGAATAAAACTTACACGATTTACTATCAGAGCCTCCTTCTCAGGGAGGCTCTTATCAGTTCGGAGGAAATTTTATGAGCATTTTCAAAGGAATCTTCAAAAGCCGTGACAAGCCGAAAGACTCCACCACAGGAAGCAGCTACCGCTTCTTCTTCGGCGGAACCACATCAGGAAAATCCGTGACGGAACGATCCGCCATGCAGATCACGGCGGTCTATTCCTGCGTCCGGATTCTTTCCGAGGCGATCGCGGGACTGCCTCTCCATTTGTACCGCTACACGGCAAACGGCAGCAAAGAAAAGGCGCTCGACCATCCGCTTTATACACTGCTGCACGACGAACCTAACCCGGAAATGACGAGTTTCGTCTTCCGGGAGACCCTCATGACGCACCTGCTTTTGTGGGGCAACGCCTACGCGCAGATCATTCGAAACGGCAAGGGAGAAGTCGTAGCGCTTTATCCGCTGATGCCGAACCGGATGAGGGTCGACCGCGATGAAAACGGCGAGCTTTTCTACGAATACCAGACCTCGCAGGACGAGGCGCACACGATGGAAGGAAGTCTTGTACGGCTTACGCCATACGACGTGCTCCACATTCCGGGGCTCGGCTTCGACGGACTTGTCGGCTACTCGCCGATCGCGATGGCAAAAAACAGCATCGGTATGGCAATCGCCTGTGAGGAATACGGCGCGAAGTTTTTCGCAAACGGCGCGACGCCGGGAGGCATTTTGGAACACCCCGGCGTGGTGAAGGACCCGGAGCGCGTCAGGGAAAGCTGGAATTCCGCTTTCGGCGGCTCTGCCAATTCCAACAAGGTGGCTGTCCTCGAGGAAGGC